TGGCGGGTACGACCGCACGGACGAGAGCGGCGCGGACAGTGTTGTGCTGCTGGCGCCGGAGCCGTACAGCCAGCTGTATGTGTATTACCTGTGCGCGCAGATTGACATGCAGAACCAGGAATTTGACCTGTACCAGAACAACGCCGCCCTGTACAACAAGGCATACAGCGACTATGCGAGCTATTACAACCGGAAGATCATGCCGGCGAGCGAGGCAAAGTTTAACGCCTGGGGGGTGAGGTGATGCGGCTGCCAAAGCTGGAGGGCAAAACGGGAAGCACCGAGCTGAACCGGCAATTTTTAGGATACCGCCATGTGGACGCACCGGACGAGGGCGCGTTTTACGAGATGGAAAACGTGACAAGCGAGCGCTACCCCCTGATGGCCCCGCGCAGCCCGCGCGCCAAACTGTATACCCTGCAAAACCCCGGCGGGCTGTGCGCCAAGACGGCGCTGGCATGGACAGAGAACGGGAAGCTGTATTACGGCGGCGAGGCCGTGGCCGATGTGAGTGAGGGCGAAAAAACCTTTGTGAGCATGGGGGCGTGGCTGATCGTGTTCCCGGACGGGGTGCGGTACAACACGGCGGACGGCACGGTGGATGCCATTGGGCAGAAGAATGTGACGGACGGGACTGTGAACTTTACCCTGTGCGAAGCGGACGGCACGGCGTACAGCGACTATACCGTGAGCGAAACCGAGCCGGAGGACACGACAAAATACTGGCTGTGTACCGGCAGCGACCCGCACTGCCTGAAAAAGTACAGCGCTGCCACAAAGCTGTGGAACACGATACCGACCACCTATGTGATGATAAGCGCCGCCGGCATTGGCAAGAACCTGGCGGAAGGCGACACCGTGACGGTGAGCGGGGTGCTGGACAGCGTGG